TGGCACCTGTCTAAATCTGTCCCCCTTACACTCATCTTTGCTATTGTCATGCAAACGGTAGCTCTTGTATGGTATGTATCAAGCCTTGATAGTGCTGTTACATCTAATACTAAGGAAATTCTTAGGAATGATGCTCGTATCGCAAATCTTGAAATGATTGTTCAGTCACAAGCTGTTACTCTTGGTCGTATTGACGAAAATATAAAGTCAATTCGTGATAGTGTAGAAGCGATGATGAAGAGTAGATCAGGTAATTAATAAAGAGATATTATGTCAGAAATTGTATTACACGCAAAACAGTCGGAAGTCATCAAAGACCTATTCGTAGATAAAGTATGTCGTTATAGTGTTGTTACAGCTTCTCGTGGCTTCGGTAAATCATACTTAGCTGCCTCTGCTGCACTAATTGCTGTTCAGGAGTTAATGGAGCTGCCCGAAGATGTTCCTAACAAGAACGTAGCTTTGATTGCGCCTACTTACTCACAGGCTGTAGATATTTACTATCCACTTATTGCTTGGCAGATGGGCATGGAAGATTATGCTGATAAGGCCTCTAAAGCAGCAGGAACATTTTGGTTTCCTAATAACGTACAGCTTAAACTATGGTCTTATGAGGCCTCCCAGCGGATGCGTGGTACAGGTCAATACTTTGTTGTTGCTGACGAGGTTACATCATGGCATGGTGCAGGGATGAACTTAAAAGAGTCTTGGGAGTCTATTATTCAACCCTGTGTAACTACTCGTTGGTCTAGACAGAATGCAAGTAAGTATAATGCTAATGCTGGTAGAGCACTTATTATTAGTACTCCTAGCGGTTATGACTACTTCCATGAAATGTATAACAGACAAGAGTATGATCCTGATTGGAAGTCTTATCACTATACATACAAAGATTCTCCCTTCCTTGATGAAGAAGAAATCGAAAGAGTTAAGAGGACGCTTGACCCTCTGAAATTTGCAAGAGAATATACTGCAAGCTTTGAAGACTCAGGCAACAATGTGTTCTATACATTTAACCGTAAAGAGCATATTGACAGCAACCTTCCTTATTTTGAGCATGGTGAAGATGTTCATGTGGCTATCGACTTCAACGTCGGAATTATGGCTTCTGTTATCTTTGCTATTAGAGGAAATCAAGTACATATCTTGGATGAGATGCAGGGACACCCAGATACGGAGACCCTTGCCAACAAACTTAAAGAAAAGTTTAACGGTCATCGTATCATTTCTTATCCTGACCCTGCTGGTAGAGCAAGAAAAACCTCTGCCGCAGTAGGTGTTACAGACTTTAAGATTCTTGAATCTAAGGGTATTATAACAAGAGCACATAACAAGGCTCCTCCTATTATTGACTCAGTTGCGGCTGTGAATAGGAAGTTTAAAAATGCTAGTGGCGATATAGATATGTACATTCATCCTCGTGCTGTAAACACAGTCAAGTCTATTGAAAGAACTCAATGGACTGAGACAAATCCTGACTCTGCCACAATTGACAAAAAGGAAGGTGTAGAACACTGGTCAGATGCTCTCCGCTATGCAATAGAGTATCTTTACCCCATTAGAGCAGGTACTAAACTCACGGCAAGAGGGTTTGGTTTTTAACTGTAACATAAACTTAAAAGGAATAACAAAATGCCTGAGAATAGATCAAATACAGGTTCTATGAAATCTAAATTTTCTTATGCAAAAGCTTATGCTAAAGCTCGTGTAGGCAAGGCAATGACCTCTGCCCAGAAAGTTGCGCTTAAGAAAGCTCAAGAAGCCTCCGCTCGTGCTCGTTCACTTGCTGCTAAAGCTGCTGGCGGTGAAACTAATCTTCTTCGTATGAAGCGTACTGCTGCTAATACTGCTTCTTCACTAAGAGCTAGAGCAGGTCTTTCTGCTAATCGCCTAAAGCGTAAGGGATCCTCCGCAGCTTCTAATGCCGCTCTTAAAGCGAAGCAAACAGTTAATAAGAATCTACAACGTGCTGGTCTTCAATCTACTGGTGCAGGAAAAGGCTCAAGCGGTAGAGCAAAAGTAATTGGTAGAGCAGGTGCTCCATCAAAGACAGGCCCATCAAAACGTCCAGCTAACATTGGCCCAGCAGGCAATAAGCCTCAATCAACTGGCCCATCAAAACGTCCACGGGGCAATGGTATGGGTATGCAAGTTAAAAAGCAAGCTGATATTATGTCCCGGCGTGGTGCTTTAAGAGCGACTGCTCTTAGAACTGCAAAGAATTACGTCAAAGCAAATCGTAAGAACAAGAAATAATATAGTGAAGGCTAGGAAACTGGCCTTCCTACAATTCAGAAAAGACTAAGCGTTAATAACTCGTTATTGGGGATAATGTAGTTTACCTAATCCTGCTAACTATATTGTTAGCGTTGATGTGCTTGAGCATATCGAACCCGAATTAGTGGATAGTGTATTGCAACACATCCAATCTCTAATGCTGAAAGGTGGATTTCTTTGTATCTGTCTTGTTCCAGCCTTCCTTATTTTACCTGATGGTAGAAATGCTCATCTTACTATTAGATCAGCAGGTTGGTGGCAGAGCAAATGTATATAAAACAAAAGGACACCTAGCAGTATTTGTAAAACCAAAATAAGCCCATCTGAGGATCGGCAAGGAGGTAATTATGGCAAGATCTAGAATCAATTCTGCATCTAAAGATTTAATTAAAGATAATGGTGCAGTGCTTATCTCTGTTGTCGAAGGGGAACAACTACGTATGGGGATTACTCTTAATTGGGTAACTAGCCTTGCTTCTTATACTATTACCGCAAAGATTGTCGAAGCAGATATGACAGGCAGTAAGGATGAAGAAGGCTACCCACGCTCAGTTAAATCTGGGGGTGTTGTAACAACTTTGACAACCATTGATGATGACACATCCGATAATAAATTTGATATTGTAATCCCTGAAACATTAATTAACAGCTGGACCACGCAGCCTACACCTAACTCTCCTACCTATGGCTGGATTGGAGTTGAGGTTCAAGATAGTGGTATTAACCAATATAAACAAATTTGGAAGCCATTTAGAGGCTTAGTAGAAGTGGTATACTCTCCTTCTGAGGAGGTATAAAAATGAGCTACACAATTACAACAAATAATGATAGAATTGTCGTTGATGTAACAAATCCTAAATATGAAGTATCATTAGCCAGAACTGGCGGGCAAGGTTCTAAGGGTGACAGTGTTTCTAATGTTTTTATTAACAGTCAAGGTGAGCTAGTTTTTACTATCTCTACTGTAGCTGGAACAAGTTACGATGTTAACCTTGGGGACGTTGTTACAATCTTTGAAGACTCCATCAGACAAATTCTGGTCTCTGATGTTGTTAACGGTAACAAAACTTTTGTTGATATTACTTACGATACCAATACAAACAAAGTCAACTTTGTTGTTCAAACCGATATAAACGATACTCCTAATACAATTGTAGAAAGAGACTCAACAGGTAAAGTAAGAGCAACAGGCGTTCATTTTCTTGACGGTATCAGTAACGAAGGCCTTATGGAGTGGAATACAACTGATGGTACCCTTGATCTCCATCTAAAAGGTGATAATGTAGTACTTCAGGTTGGTCAAGAGCAAGTTGTTCGTGTATGGAATAATACCGGAGCAACTATCAACAATGGGCAAGTAGTTTATGTAGATGGCGCTCATAATGGTTTGACTTCGGTTAAACTAGCTAATGCGTCTTCTGAGGCAACATCGTCAAAGACTTTTGGTATTGCCACTGAGACAATTCTTGCAGACTCCTACGGCTATGTAACTACTTTTGGCCTTGTTAGAGGTTTAGATACTTCAGGCTATACAGCAGGTCAGAGAATCTATTTAGACATTGTTTCTGGTAGATTTACAACAACGCAAAATACTACTCCTTATCATTTGGTTCATGTTGGTTGGATTTCAACAGTAGACACAACAATTGGTTCTGTATTTGTAAACATTGATAATGGTTACGAATTAAATGAACTTCATGATGTAAAGATCACCAACGTTGCTAATGGGCATGTTCTAAAATATGACGCTGCTCTAGGTTACTGGGTAAATACTAACTTAGATCTTGAATATGCTACCGATGCACAGCTTGTTGCAGGGTTGGCTACAAAATCTGACGTAGGACATACCCATGCAATTAACGATCTTTCTGATGTTAACGTTAGTGTTGCAGCAACAGGTTATGTTATTGGCTACAATTCTGTGTATAATCGCTGGGAATCTAGAAAGCTTAAGGTAAGCGAGCTTAATGACGTAAACTATAGTGGCATCAAGAATAACGACGTTCTTCGTTATGATCTTGCTACTCAAGTTTGGAAACCTCATACGCTTACGACTACTAGCATGACTGACGTTGATAACACAAACAAAGTTAATGGGGCAGTACTTGTGTATAACGGCTCTACTGCTAAGTATACCGCAACAACTACTCTTAACGACCAAATTATTAATGGAGGCTCATTCTAATGGCTACTAAAATTATTTTAAAGAAATCTTCTACAGCGGGTGCAGTTCCTCTAGTTGCTGATCTAGACGCAGCAGAACTCGCTATTAACCTTGCTGATCGTAAAATTTATACTAAGAACAACTCAGGTGCTATTGTAACACTACAAGGTGCTTACGTTGATTCTGTTGCCCCAGGCACCCCTGCAGAGGGTGATCTTTGGTATGATACAACGTCAAACTACTTAAAAGCATACAACGGTTCTTCTTGGGTAAATGCTGGCTTTACTACTCTTGGTGAGTTTGGTATCACAGCAACTGCCGCTGAATTAAACGTACTTGATGGTATTACCGCTACTACTACTGAACTAAACTACGTTGATGGTGTCACTTCAGCTATTCAAACTCAGCTTGACGGTAAGTCTTCTACCTCCCATAACCACACGCTAGACTCACTTAGCAACACTACTATTACAAGTAACTCTGCTGGTGAGATCCTGAAGTGGAATGGCTCTGCTTGGGTTAACAATACTCTTGCTGAGGCAGGTATTTCTGCTGTTGGGCATACTCATACAGCAAGTAATATTACAGACTTCACTGAGGCTGCTCAAGATGCTGTCGGTAGCATTATTTCAGGCTCTGGTATTGTCAGTGTTACCTATAATGATACCGCTAATACTATTGTTGTTAGTGCCTCTGAGTCAGACACCCTTGCTACTGTTACTGGTCGTGGTGCTACTACTGGTACTGCTATTTCAATTACTAACGCTACTGCTTCAACAAGCACTACTACTGGCGCTTTAAAAGTAACTGGTGGTGTAGGTGTAGCTGGCAACCTTAACGTTGGTGGTGACACAGTTATCACTGGCAACCTTACCGTTAATGGCACGACTACTACAGTTAACTCAAACACTGTTAATATTGGTGACAACATCATCGTTCTCAATGCTGATGAAACAGGCACTCCTTCACAAAATGCTGGTTTTGAAGTAGAACGTGGTACTGCTGCTAATGTTGCTTTCATCTGGGATGAGTCAACTGACGCTTGGGACTTTGGTAGCTACCCTGTACAAAACGTTGTACTTGATGGTGGTTCTTACTAAGTTTAATAGCTGACCTTAAAGAAGGGGGCGGCTCCATAGTCGCCTCCATCCTTAAACACATAGGAGAACTCGCCCCATGGCAACGAAAATTATTTTAAAGAAATCAAGTGTAGCTGGTAATCAGCCTACTACTTCAGATATCGATGTTGGTGAAGTTGCTCTTAACTTAGCTGATAAAAAACTCTATTCCAAAGACGGTAATAACAATGTTATAGAGATTGGGTCAACAGACTATCAAACTTTGCCTATCAAGGCTGATGTAGCAATTACAAAAGGCACGCCTCTTTATGCTACAGGTGCTGTTGGTAACTCTGGAGTTATTACTGTCAATAAATTTATCGCCAACAACACAATCGATGAGCTTTATCTTATTGGTGTAGCAGAGAAAGACTTTGCTATTGGTGACGTTGGTAAAGCTGTATCTTTTGGTGAGATTAAGGGGATCAATACTACAGGATCCACTGTAGGTCAAACTTGGACTAATGGTTCTATTCTTTATGCATCACCCTCTGTTGCTGGTGTCTTGACTAACGTAGCTCCTACTGCCCCTAATTTGACTATCCCTGTAGCTATGGTTATTAATGCTCATGCTACTAATGGTATCTTATTTATTCGGCCTAGTAATGGTTTTCATCTTAGTGAATTACATGATGTAGCAATTACCTCTATTGCTTCAGGGGAGCTTCTTAAGTGGGATGGTACTAAGTGGATCAATAACACTCTTGCTGAAGCTGGTATTCAGCCCTCTGGGTCTTATCTGACGAGT